GAGCCCTGGCAGCGTGCTCCTTCGGCAGCGACTCATACATACTGTGATGCTGGTACATGTGCTGCGGATGATTGTCCTGCATATGCGGTGTCACGAGCTGCCCGTTCTCAACCATCAAGCGGTTTTCCTCATGAGGCGGCAGCATCTCCTGCGAGGTCCCGTATTCACCCAGACTCTCCGGCAACTCCTTGTTAAGCTGGCTAAACCCGAAGAATTCATCGGAGTTCGGCACGTCCATCTCATCCACAATACGTTTAAGGAAGCGACCCATGTCCAGCTGCAGGGTAGGATCAACTTCCCTCATGTTAGCGACAATCTGGAAGAGCTGGATCATCTGTGTGATCCTGGCCGGCTTCGATCCCAGGGAAGGCGAGTTGACAATCTGGAAGTCATACTCGTGTTTAAGAGCATCCGGCGAGATATCGACAAAGCGATATTGAATCGCTGATTCATTGTCGAGGACTCGAATGGTGGTTTCGTAGGGCTGATATTGGGCAATGAGAGCGAACAGCATCTTCGCCTTGTCACGAATTGCGCGCTGGACAGTCTGACCTTTCTTTCCAATGCGTTTCATAGCAACCCCCTGGATCAAAGAGATCCCAGTCGCCGTATCATTGAAACCCGTTGAAGACCTGAAATTTCCCATCACGAAATCGTTGACGCCTGTTACCGATTCGATATCTCGGCGGATGTCATCCTGAGACCGAAGCACGGACGGATCGATCATACCTGGATCGAGGACACCTACGTCCCCGTCATTATCAACGTGAATCACCTGGCCAGGCCGCCACTCGAGTTCGGCGTCATCTATGTTCGCGCTGCGCTTCGCGAGGAAGACGCGGTTCACTGTCCGTGTCAGGTTGTCGAGGGTAGCATTGCGAATATCCCGCTGCTCCTGGAGTAGGGATTCGCAGAACTCGAGGTCGCCGGCGCCGTAGAATTCGCCGAGAGGTGCATTTATTCGGGAGTCAATATAAGGGAGCCGGTTATGGTGGAATGGGGATGGCTCTGCGAACAGAACTATTGGATCACCATCACCGACTCCTGAATATTGAGAATTTGCATAGGCGCAAACCACGTGGTACAGCTGGGTCTTTGGCTTGCGTTTGAGTTTCTTATTTTCCCACCCCTTGGTGAGGTAGCCCCAATAGTCCACAACGTAGACTTTGCCGCGTTCTTCTTCTGGGGAATTCTGATAGGGGGTGAGGTTAACCTGGTGGAGTCGGTCGTGGAGACCTTCGTTGACGTTCGTTGCAGCGCCGATAGCCTTGTCAACATTCTTGTATATCCCTACATCCTGCAGATTCATCAAAACAGATGGATCTACCCATTGCTCGTCGAAGGCGTACCGGGCCGATGCGATATCCTTGGCAGCCGGATCCACACCAAAACAGAAAATATCAACGGTACTGCCGCCAGGTTTATTGGCTAGGATTTCTGGCTGGAGCCTCGGGGTGTACCCGGTGAGGAGCCCCTCGTCACTGTACTTCGGGACCATACGAGTCATGTAACCAGGCTTAAAGTCCCAGAACATCTTAAATATGGATGTACCATATATTAAGAGCTGCCGGATGAACGCCTCTTCCTCTTCGTAGGTGTTGATAGAGTATCTGAAGTGATAATCAAGCAGATCTCGCACAGCACGTGCGCTCGCTTGACCTTGAGGCGTTTTGCCAAGGACCTCGACAAAATTCCCCCCTTCGAAAACCATATCAAGAAGGAAAGCCACTTGGACTTCAATGATAGAAAAAGCAGTCGGAATCGCGACATTAGAGTCATATGCATACTTGTCCTTGTCTACAAAGTTCTTGTAGAGCTTGTAGAAGCGAAGCCAATCTGTTTTAAACTGCTCCCGGTTTTCTTTCGCCCACCGGATATCCTGATCAACGAGACTCGCAATTTGATCTTCAGGTAAAAATTGCGCCAACCTGCGACCCTCCAAGAAGCAAAGGCCGCAGAACCATCCTATCCGCGTGGCATCTTACGGTGTTTGTTAGGGATGGGCAAGATTTTTTTAGTACGTTGAATATCCGGTGTGGAAGTTGTTCCTTCCGGCCTGGGCCCTGGGAGGGTGCCGAAACTTGGGTTCTGCCTTTCTTACGAATGCCGGCTTGAGCAGCTCAATCATGTCCGTGAGGGTATCAAGGTAGTCGTCAAAACGCCCATAACCGTATTCCCTGTGCTCCCTTGTGATGATTTCCATTTCCGGCTCATCCTGCCGGTAGTGTATTTTCCCATTGCGGTGATAGGGGATGATGCGCTCCTGGCGCTTTGACTTCGACATCTTGGAGTCCCTTTTCATGGGGACCACTTCAAAGTAGACGTGTCGTTCCTGCTTTTGCCGCTCCACCCAGAAGCACAGCCAGCTCGAGAAGCAGACCGATTCAATCCCCACCTGGCGGACATCGTAGGCCACGGCCAGGTCAAGAATCTTCGTCGTCACCCAGTCGGGATCCTCCCAGCAGCGGACAACCTCGCGTATATATATGTTCTTATCTGCATCCATCGACCCCACGGTGATAACGGTTGGATCCCCCTTCCGCTGGTCCTGGGACGGCGAGGGGTCTACGGTGATGACGGTATTCAGGGGCTTACCTTTGAGGTCGGCCGGGCTGTAGAACCGGAAATAATCGGGGCTCAGGACCGCGGAGGCGTCCGGAACGGGGTTATTCAGGTACAGACAGCTGAACCGGGCATCCCCCTGGGATTTGCGGAGGTAGTCGAGTTTCGCCTCGGAGAACTGTTCCGGAAACAGAAACCGCGTGGCACTCCCAGCCTTGGTAGTCTCTTTCCAGTAGGCCGGCCAGATCCGCATCTTGAAGGGCTTGTCCTTCCGCTGCAGGTCAATCAACCTCGACCAGGTGTCATCCATATGCCAGCGCGTCCCGATCCAGTGGTGCCAGGGGTAGCCATTCGAGGCGACTCCATCAATCAGCGAAAGAGAGGTGTTATAGGCCGCCCAGTTTTTTTCCCGCAGCTCGGGGGTAGCGATATTCTTGTCGTCCACGATATCGTCGTAGTGTGCGTGAATGAAATGGCGGGACACGAGAGCGCGATCGATACCGGCTGTTTCGATAGTAGCCATTCGGATGGTTGGGTTGGTTCTGGCTGGGGTAGTCCACTTGGAATTCGTTCCCTCCTCTCTTTTCGTGTGCGGGGCATGTTCGGGATAGAGATCGCGCAGCTTCTCGTTGTTGCAAAAATGGGCGCGGATCTCGCGCAGGAAACTCTCTGCATTGTCGACGGTATTTGACAGCAAAAGGATGGTGATGTTTGGGTCGTTCAAAACCAGCTGAATTTTGCCGGCAACGGTGTACATCGTGGTCTTGTAATGACCTCGAGGAGCGAGGACACCCACATTCTCGTTTTTGTTCTCGTCGAAGAACCTTCCGAGTGACTGGTGAAAGCGCCCCAAATCTTTGTATCCGAGGATGTATTTTGTGAGGTAGTAAAGGTCGCATTTTCCAAGGTGTGCTTCGGCCTCTTGCGTGAGCTGGATTTGTTCTCCATAATCCAGTGCCGTAACAATTTCGGAATGGTGCCTGACAATGTCCGAAAAAGACAGCGTCATACTCACTTACTCCAATCAATATTTTCGTAGCCCTTTTGATAGCGTCTGCTACCCGGCAAAAGGAAGAATGCACGACCATACAAACCCAGCCGATCTTTGCGCTCCCAATTCTCGATTGGCTGCATCATCGGATTGTCCTTATCCATTTCAGGCTGGTTATTTACGTCATCGTGCGCCGCCTTAATCCTCTTGGCGTACTCGAGCTGTTTTTTGTTCACACTTCCTCCCCATTTATGATGCGCTCGGTCATGCGTTCGTAGGTGTCCATTTCACCGTCCAGACCCTCGGATTTTCCGGCCTGATATTCCTTGATTTTCTCGAGGATAACCTGGGCTTTATCGGCCGCTTTTTTCTTCGATTCTTTGATGCGATCCGAGGCCTCCCGCCGGCGTGTTTTCGTGCGATAAACCGGGTCGATTTTTTGCAACATTTCAACCACCTTCGCGAACTCGCCAATAACATCTAAAGAGATATCATTTTCTTCCGTCAAAAGGCGGCTCAATTCGGCCGACAATTTATTCGTCATTCGGTGAAATTGGGCGTCCTCTGGGGACTCCGCAATCCGCATCAGATTCTCTTTGGTTGCGTCCCGCTGGCGCTCGAGGAATTCGGCCCTCGAGGTGGCGATAAAATCGAAGTTTTGACCGATGTGAAACTTGATGATTTCTTCTTTGATTTCTTCGTTGGTTGTATTCTTGATGTACTCGCGAATTGTGTGGATATTATTAGTCTGCCCGGTGATCAGCAAAATGTCAATCTGCGACAAAACCCCGGTGGGAGTCCGCAGGTATTCCCGCTTGACCGAATCGTCCAGCGTGAAGTCCTTGTTGACCTCGAGGAACGACAACGAGGGCGCAACCGCCTCCGTTTTGATGGGCACCAAATCTTCATGTTCGCTCATTCAAATGTGTATCCAAATTTCTTGCAATCCGTTTTGTAGAGCTCCCCAACCAGGGGGATGTAATCCCGGCAATCCTCGTAGGCGTCCCGCCAGTCTTCCGGCCCGTTACCCACATTCGTTTTCGGGTACTCCTTGTGATCAATCCCCAGAGCCCCGCACAGGATCTTCCAGTCCTCGTCGATCCGCTCGAACCGGGCAACAAACGAAGGTTCGGGCAGGTCATCGTTATACAAACGCCAGGTCTGGGGGTACACCCAATCCCTGCGGACAATTGCCGGGTTCATCCGACACATAAACCGTTCGTACAGCTCGGGGATCGAGCACCCGTCACCCACCTTGTGGGCCCTGGCCAACGAAGCGAACCGGTCCCAGGGGTTGCGCACAATGGAAAAGACAAAGTGCTTCGGATGCCGCTGCAGAATCCGCCACCCCTTCTTGTCCCCGGCACCGCAATGGAGGGATCGCTCGAAGTGCAGCGGGGGCTGCCAACCGAACTGGCCTACCTTCTTGCGGGTTTTTTGAAGGAGATAAGGACGCAGGGCCGCCGTCATCGACGACCCCGCAGTCTTTGGGATGTGGATATATATAAAATTATGAGTACGACTAATTAGCATTCTTGATCAGGTCCTCCTGCTCCTTACGCCGGCGCCGGATCTCATTGAACAGGAATACCGCCGCCAGGATCGCGCCGCCAACCACACCACCCCCCGTCATACCGTCCGTGAAGGCGTCAGCCGTCCCCTCAGCGACATCCATGGTCTGGGCGATAGTCTCGGACACCGAATAGTTCGGGTCTCCCCCGGGCTTAATCGGGGCGTCTGGCACGACACAGCCGGCCAAACTCCCAAGCAATACCAGCTTCACCAGCAGTCTCTTCATCCCAATACTCCTTTACCGTTTCGTAAACACGATCCGCCTTATCGAGGTCCCGGCAAACGTTGTAGTACGTAAACCAGGCCTCCGCAGGACATATGAAAAAGATCGATGCCTCGCGCCCTGCTCGCTCCGGATCGCCAGAAAATAGGTCATCCGCCATATCCAGACCCTAACAAAAACCGTCCAAACCCGGCAAGGAAAAAGTATCCGGCCTTGACAGGGACACCTAACGGGGGATAATAAGGTCCGATTCATTCTTTTTCCTCTATAGGGGACGGCTGGGGGTTCCTCTGGGAACTCCCGGCCTCTCTTTTAAGGATTCCGAATATGTCAGCAACCGTACAGGACGTGATCGACTTCGTTAAGGCGCACAACCTCCCGAAAAACACCGAGGTGCACGTGGCCTCCAACTTTACATCAAAACAGCAGTTCCACTTCAACGCACTGATCCTGGAAGGCCCCGACAAACATTGGAAGTATATACCGGCAAACGCGGCGGAGGCGGAACCTCCTAAGCTGGTACTGGGGGTGTTTGCCAACCAGTCCTCCCAGCTGCCCGAAAACATCGAATAGTTCACCTACACACATGAATGGGGGTGTATATGAACGACTTTTGCAGAAAATGCGCCGAGGACCTCCTCCCGGGCGGGGTCGGCGTAGTCATCGACGACAAGCTGTACTGCCCTTCGTGCGCCGAGAAGGTCTCGCACCAATCCTCCCTGGGAAAGGCCCTGCTGTACGCAATCCGCCGCATCCCCCGGGACTTCAAGGAACTCAAGAACCTCTACGCGGAAATGCTCGTCGACGTGCCCATCCTGGCGCTCACCGTGGGCTTCTGCTCCTGCGGCATAGTCGCCCTGCTCATCTACGGGGCCCTGACCTACCTGGGAGAACCCACCCAACAGGAAATACCGGCTGACGTGTGGCAACCACCCGCCGACACCCAAACGGAGGAAACGTACGAATACCAAGGCCACTACGGAGATAGGGGGATCAAATGACCGACGAAATACGGAAAGCAGCAAGTTCAATATTTGAAACTGCTCCAGAGGATTTAAAATATCGTAAATACGATCATCCGAATTTGGTAGATGTTATGGCACATGCCATCCGAGAAGATCGAAAAAGACGGGACGATTTGGAATCCATGTTGGTGGAGCTGGCGAATAATTGCGACGTTGTAACGCTGTTTAAAAGTTCGCCGTGTGAGGAACTGTGGTGCTGGGAAATTTCATGCGGCCATACTTCAGCGGGCGCTGGAACCACGCCCACCGAAGCGGCCCGCGCTGCGTTGGATGAATTGAAAGAAAGGGGGGATGCGTGATGGAACCCGATGATGCGGCCGAGCTCCTCCTGGCCATCTGGACCATAATGATGGGCGCGATGCTCCTGGCCGCGGCCTTCGCCCTCGTCTGCTGGCTCTACAAAATAGTGTTTTAAAAGATATATCTAATACGGTTAATGTATCCCGCCAAAGTACACAAAATTTTAATAGGTGGCTCTTAGTCTAAGTACCTAACGTCCACGTGGGGACGCCCCGACCCGGGGTCGGCCCGATCTCAACCTCTTCTTCTCCAATGTCCGATAATAGTTCTTATGTTGAGTTAGGTGGCTGTTAGGGGGGTGGCTTATCCTCTACCCAGGCAGTATGATAATCGTCGTAAGTTCATCAGACATTCCTTCATATGATTTCGTTTGATTGCGTTAGGCACTAGCACCACTCCGTGCATCTTTTTGGGGATGTACGTTTTAGACGTGCAAAAAAACAAGACGTATATATATATATATATATTTATAACAATTACATTACATTAAAAATAGAGCTACTGAACATAGCTTCAATCTTTTTACACACTGGCCGGTGCTAGTGCCCTATTCGGTAGAACAATAGCTTACATTGACATATGGACAATACTTTATACTGTAGTGTTACATATGTATTAGGAACGATACATCAAACATCATAAATTGCCTTAAATTAACTCTTCTATTTTAAGCCAAATTATGTTATTTTGGTCTACTGAAGTATTGACATTCTTTTATGCTTTCGGCCGAATCGCCGTAAGTGTTATGTACCGTTTTTGATGCGAAAGGAAATGAATCATGGTTAAGAAGGTTCGATGTGACAATTGCCGGTCCAACTATGGGCGTCTCCGTTATATTCCGGAATTCGACGATGAGATGTATCTCTGCTATGGGTGTCAGGAAGAACTCCGCCGAGAGGGATACACGATCCGGCATTTTAGTGTCCGGCAGGAACTGGAGGAAATCAACCCCAACAATGTAAAGAAGGATTGGAAGGCGCGGCGCCGTGACGGATCCACGGTGACAGTGAAGGACAACAAAAAAGGAATTATCCGGTTGATCGAGGCGCCCCTTTTGGGTGATCCGAGTCAAAGCGAGATAGGCTCCTGCTATGTCAATGACTGGTTTGGCGCCGAGGATCCTACCGGCAAAAGGTTTTTTATCAAGCTGTCGGAATCCCAGGAAAAGCAGATCCGCCGGATTGAGCGGGAAATTGGCCTTTAAACCCACCCATTATTTGAAAGGAAAAAGAAATGAACGAATCGGAAATTTACCTTGCTTTGGAGCGGAACGACATTCCGGAGCATATGCACTATTCGGTTGTCCAATACGTTATTAACGGTCGGGGACCAGGGCACTTTTTGGAAGCGTTACTCGAAAACAACCTGCGCGATACTTTCGCCCGGGCCGACGAAAAGAACCGGGAAGCAATCCCGCGCTGGGTCGAGTTTCTCTATTGGTGCGTTCCTGGCGCTTGTTGGGGATCCAGGGACAGGGTTGAGGCATGGATAGCGAAAGGGGGAATCTATGATCCTTCCAAAGCTGAATCCTAAAAGCCGTGCGGACTACTCGAAGGGATCCAGGAGCCGTACCTTCCCGGTTGAAGGTACCCCTTGGGGAACGATCTGGATCCGGCCGGACCTTTTGCGGCAAGGAAACCGGAAATTGCACCAAATCTATACTTTCGACCTTTCGCCAATCCGTTGCTGTATTAATACGGTGTCCTGCGAATCGACCTGTTATGCGTTGAAGTCTGATAGACTTTATCCTGATGTCTTCAATTCAAGGTTAATCAATTCCTTTTTGGCTTGGCATGATCCGGATACACTTCGGGCTCTTCTTTGGGAATCCCTGTATAAACTCCCGAAGGGATCCGTTATCCGACCGCATGCCTCCGGGGATTTTTTCAAACCACACTATGCAGACCTTTGGTGTGATCTGATGACAGAATTTACGGATCACACATTTTACACGTATACCAAGGCGCCTAATTGGCCGTCTATCGGCCGGATTGATGACCTGCATAATATAAACCTCATCCGTTCCGATGGACCCTTAGGCGGTCGGAATTTCGGACCTCTTAACCGGGTATTGGATTTTGTCTATCTTAACAAAGGCTGGGCTATTTGTCCGGCAACTCTTCAACCCGGTATCAAGTGCAATCTTGATTGTTCGTACTGCCTGATTAAAGGCAATTGTCGAATTCTATTCGTTCAGCATTAGGAGCCTGTCATGAAAAAATATGATCATCTATTCACCGTAGGATTTTCGGTGGTTCACGCAGAAAAGGATCCTACGGAAGTCGACCTAAAAACAATCCTTGCCGGATTAAGAAACCGGATAAGCGATATACTCACGGAAAAAAACCGTTTCGCTTTCCAATGCCTCGAGACGGTGGAGACATCGAAGTATTTCACCCTGGACCATGAGCCCAGAGTAACGGAATCAATGCGCCCTTACGACACGGGGAGCCCCCTATACAAGGCGATTGCCGGTTACGACCTTTGTTGTTACCGGTGTGGCGCTGAACTGGATCCCGGGGACGATGTCGTCTACTGCGAGCACTACGGGGAATACTTCTGCAATACGGATTGTTGGGATAACGAAAATGATTCCTGGAGGGAAGTCTAATGAACAAATATCAAATGTTTGAAATCGGCTTGTCGTTTCTGTTTTTCGTCGTGGTCCTGGCCCTAGTGGTGGCCCTTATCGTAAAGGTGGTGGTCAATGGATAAGCTAGCTTTCGTGGGCGATCCTAACGAGGAGGTCTACTTGGTCATTAGGCCGCGCAAAAACCGCCTAGGTTGTCTCTTTTGTTCTGGCTATAGTTGCGATGGTAAATCGATTGAATGGAGTCTAGACATCGACCAGGCGCTTCTAAGGACAGTCCGGCAATGGCAAGACATAGCAGAATTGCATTGGGAAGTCATAGGATCCCACCATATCACGGTTAATCCTAAAACGCATTATCTTGATATCCGCCGGATCCGTGGTCCCAGGAGGAAGGATGCATAAAAACAATAATTTACCCTGCCCCTTTCGTGCCGCACTAATCGGACTTATAATGTTTCTATTGTTTTTTATATTTTCTTGTACCTTGGCAATGGGGGTGTCTATGCCACGCAAAATAACCGTTGTAAGTAGAATCGAGCAGGAAGAAAAAAGGATCGAAAAATATCAGGAGCGGATTAGCTATTGGTCCGAGAAACTGGAAAAATCCGCCGATACAATGCGGCGCCTTGCTTTGAACCGGCTTGATGAACTTGAAAAAGCTGCAGGATCGATCGAAACGGAAAAAGAAGGTCTCAACCGCTTTATCAAACCTGACACCGTAGGAGGCGATTTTGGGGCTCAGGAATAGCTTCTATTCGGCCGGAGCCTTTCCGTTCAAGTTGCTGGCTA